AAAACACAGAAATATTCTCGGCATGCTGTCTGACTTCGGATCCAATCTTGAAGATTCCGTTAGACAACTCAGTAATGAGATGAGCGATATTTCCCTCAGAGAAGGATTTATCTACGAAAGCTTTAAGGCAAAGTACGGATGTCAGTACTCCTGAACAGGCGTGTACAATTCCGAATAAGGTACGGGGATTTGTCACGGTGATGTCTGTCCAGAATGATTTGACCTGCTTTTCAGCAGATTCCGACTTGACGAAATACTTCTTCAAATCTTTAAAGAAAACACTGACGATTCGGTGAATATGTTTGGACGCTGACTTGATGCTGTCTAGTTTGAATAATGACAAGCATAAAGAAGCAAATCCAACGGACAATTCGGCCCAACTTTTAGAATTTCTGGAACCAATATAGAAATTGATAACGTGAATGAAAGCTGAACCAATATCCACATAATTTTCTTTACTAACTGTGTACAGCTCGGATACGAGCTTCAACAGAAGATTCAAAGTGGTAATGGTTTGGTCTTTAAGAAAAGACAAGGATTCAGGTAGTTCGAACCCAGGTTTGATTTCTCGCAAGAAATCAGAAAGTTTGAGGGAATAATCCTCTGCTGCAACTGAGGCAGCGGACGCAGTGCGTCCAATAAAAAGGGTAGACGTCTCTTTAAAAGAGAGGGTCTGAATAAAACTACTGTTGTTTTGGCTATCGGTAATTTCATGTTATTTGATGCCAAGGGGGTTGTTAGCCCGCCTTGGCGCCATTTGTGCTATAATTTTCTTTGTTCGAAAGGTCGAGACTCAAACTTTTGTCTCGGTTAAACAAACCACGCACTCAAAGATCTAAGCGGACATCTAGCAATGTCGGCTTAATAATCTAAGAGCCGGTCATAATAATAATGAGCTTGGTAACTTTAAGAAGTGCAGTCTAAAATAACAATTAACGTAAATGAATATGTTGGGTTGCTATTATTACTGCTCCATATCGTACATCATACTCTCAAAAGATAATAGTGGTCTAATGAGATACCCATAACTCTGCGTTAACAGAGAAGCCGTGGGTAAAGTTCGTGCACTTCTATAGAAGCTACCGTCAAAATTGACGGCGTGTTGTGAATCACTAAAAACACATGGAGAGCTCTACTCTCTGTTTGTCATTGAGGAAATGCGAATCCTCTACGAAATAAAGATCCAGGTTTACGTACTGGGATCGGCCAACGCCTCTATTTGTAATCTATACAGGTCGAGAAAACCTTAGGGTTGTCATAATTTATATTCCCGCGTGACGCGCGGGGGGGCTGTTGATTACAGCTTAGTTCTCGAAGTTTCACTATGCACTAGCTATTTCGTGATCAGTATACCATTATTTCAGGCAAAATCTCAATTTTTCAATATTCTGAAGGCAGAGTACCTTTTGGTGTCCTATTACCCTCGACACAAAGGGGATTCCGTTGATTACGGTTTAGTTCTCTCAGCTAAAATTGTGTAATTGAATAAACAACTTATATGAGTGATCAGTAAAAATCTTTTTACAGATTGCAGAGGTCTACAAGGGGTGATTAAGCCCTTGTGATCAAAATTCATAACAACGATCGACTAAGTCGTTGATATGTCTTCATGATAAAATAAAATAATTTTCTTTAATACAGGTAATGTATCAAAGATCCATTCTTGATAGATAGATTTAGATGGACTACACGGTTTATAACACCGTGGAGTACAGCCATGTCTGGCATCTCAGGGGACTACGCGTTAACGCAGTCCCAAGAAATGTCTACTATGTAGTCCAAATTAATCTGGCTACAAGAACAAATCTCGTCTACGATAACGAGTATAAATAAATATATGTCTAATTATCATAAAGAAGAGCTCTAGAAATCTCCAATAAAGGAGATTCCTA